ATAGGTCAAGAGCATAGGTCAAGGTCAAGAGATACTGACGCCCAAGCGAGAAGGGCACTCGCTCGGTTGTCCTCGGTTGACATGGGTTGCGCGTAAGGTTTGTGTCCCCCACTATTTAGGGCAAGTAGCCCATGGGAGCCTGTCTAGTTTTGTTCGGTGGACAACCATTCGCAATGTACGTTTGAACGCTGATCGGTCGCTAAGGCGTGACCGTCTACCCTCGTTCCCGAGTGTTCCCAGAGCAGGTGTCAGGTTCCTGCAAGGGCTAGTGAACGCCTCTGTGCGCTCTGATGGTGTCAGTTGTGAAACGATACTAGACGCGTGGCATATTGCTCGGGGCTGTGGATAACCTTGCGCTGATCTTCTCTAAGTCTTTGGGTCGCCAAACGTGGACTTCACACCCTGCGTCCTCAAGCGTGTTGATCCAATCCCATTGGGCTTCGGACACCACACCTTTCGCTGCTTTCAATTCGACAAAGATGGTGCCTCGTGCTGAGTGTGTCATCACTAGGTCGGGGAAGCCTTGGTCGCCTGTGTTGGGTGTGATCCAACGGCCTGCGCGTACTTGTGCGGGCTGGGTGTGCATGACTTTCCAGCGATGCAACTTAGCGAGCGTGATAACAGCCTTTTGGAACTCGGCTTCAGATGGTTCGTTCATAGTGATGCCATGATCATTCGTCCGACGTATTCTGCGACTTGTGGGACGACTGCGTTTCCGAGTCCTCTAAGTCTGTCCACCCGAGCGGGAATCCCATGAGCCACTCGACCCACGTCGGGTTCAGTCTCCCACCATTGCCAGCCGACATAGCCTTCAGTTCTGTTTCGGTCATGTCGCCAGATTCGACTCGTCGCTGCAATATCTGTCGCGATCCCGTGTTCCCCATACCCGACGCACTCATTGTTGGATATAACGCAACCGCTTCTTCTAAACGTTGTTTGTATTGCAACCCATTCCGAAATCGTTCCTGTATTTTTGCTATGTCCTCTCCGCTGCCAGTCACTCTCGGGGTAGGCCACGCAAATGATTCGGTCTCGTCTATGAGGCGCGCCGACACTGGCTGCTGAAACAATTTGCCACTCCGCGTCATACCCGATTTCGGCAAGGTCTCCAAGGACTCGGTCAAACCCCATAGAGAGGTGACCGCGTACATTTTCCAACAATGCGAATCTTGGTCGTAACTCGCTAATGGCTCGAAGGAAGTAAGGCCATAAGTGTCGCTCATCTTTGTCTCCTTGTCGTTTGCCTGCAGTGCTAAACGGTTGGCATGGGTAGCCACCAGCGATCAAATCAACTGGTTCTATTTGATCCCACTGAACTTCTTTTATGTTTCCAATGTTGGGCACTAACGGCCAATGTTTTTTTAGGACGCGACACGCGTAAGGGTCTATCTCGGAATGCCATTTGACAGTCATACCGGCACGTTCTAACCCGAGGTCAATCCCACCGATACCGCTAAACAGGCTGCCAACTGTCAAGGTCACGAATTCATCAACCGATCAATGATTTCGGACGCTTCACGTTTTGTGGTTGGTGCTTGACCTTCATAGTTTTTGGCTCGAAGCATGGCCATTTGTTTGGCTGTCGGCGGTTCGCTGGATGATCCAAGCGATTGGGTTCGTTCAGGAGCTGCGTTAGTGGTCGTTTGTGGTTGTTCGCCTTGGCGGTACACCTTGACCATCTCCTCCAGCGAGGCGCGTTTCTTTGAGCCTTGGTACTGGTAGTTCGCTAGGGCCCGTCCGATAGCACTGGTTTCACAGTTCTCTAGGGCACTGGTTTTGTTGACCATGCTTGAGCCACGGATCTCCTCGGCGTACCCAGTAGTAGTCGGGACTGTGTCAGCAATGTCGGCATATAGTTCCGCTTTCATGACGATGCGTGTGCCGTCGTCCACGATTATCTCGGTGATAATGCGACCGCGTGCGCAGTCCTTCCAAAATGCGGGCAGGCGTTCTGCTACTTCTGCGTAATCGGCTGGGTTGAAACTCATCAGTAACCCCCGCCAAAATCTTCGCCATCAATTACATGGGCTTTATCAATTTCGTTTTGGATTTCCAAATACAAATCCGAATTACGACAAACAGCGTCAAGAAGTTGATCACCGTTCAACCCAGTACTGCGACGAGTATTTTCCATAAGTTCCTCATACATCAAAACAATCTTTTTCCATCGTTCTGAGCGTTGAGACCATAAAACTATTTCTCTGTTATGGCGTAATTCTTGTTCCCACAATTCTTGTTCTTTGTTTTTCATGACTCCATGTCCTTTAAGTGTCGGGCCTGTTTAGGCGTTTGGGTTTTTAATTGATTGATGACTCGAATCATTGCTACGCATCGGGCAGTTTCTTCCAGTGTCATACCGACAAAACCGCCTTCTTCGGCGCATAGCAAGCAGATACCGCGCAACTCGTTACGCATACGGATATCGCCAGTACGGAACTCGGCGTCGCAGATTTCGCACTTCACTTGAACCCACCCAGACGCATAGCCACGATGACATCCTGCGTGCTCTTCGTCAAATTGGACAAATAGACGCCGTTCTCCTCAGCAACATAAGCCAACTCAGTGAGAGCCTTCCTAAGCATCGCTACGTCATCCCTAAGGCGTTCAATCTCCCAAGTTGCTGCCTTCATAGCAATGTCGGCTTTAGCGATCATTGCGGTCATTTCTTGAATTTGAGTCATCACGGTCGGGGCTCCCTAATTTGTCGGTATTTGCCGTCACGATAAACCAGCGGTGTGGCAAAGATCAACTCTTTGCGTTCGTTCAATGTTAAACCGCCCCAAATACCTGCACATTCTTCCTGATCGGCTAAATACTGCAACGCCTCGTTAAGACATTCAGGTCGTACCGGGCAACCTGCACAAACCGCTTTTGCTTCCTTAATCCTTTTGACAATCTGTTTTTCGCCGAGCCTGTGAATGAACAAATCAATGGGCATACCTCGACAAGCTGCATGATCTCTCCAGTGACTTAGCACAATTTCCAAGGTTTCCATCCGCACCTGCCTGTTTCTTCTAGGTCGGAATACAGCAAGTAAGCAAAACGCAGGTTTAGGGTCGGGTCGGACATCGCTTCAGCAAACGGCATGTTAAACACTTGCTCCACGTACTTAGTGTGGATTTGGTTAATCTGCGCGACACCGTGGTCATGGCCGTTAAACCATTTCACTAACTCAGGGTCACTGGACAACGGCGTAATGTTCAAGCACCTCGTTTCTTTCCACAGCAGGCGACCCAATTTTTCTAATGTCTCAGTGTTATTCGGCCAGCCGACCGTAATCGCAGTCTGGAACCATTCTTGGCATTTGGTGTCCGGGTGAAAGTCGGCAAGTCTTGTGAACGGAACGGTGCTAGTTGTGCTAGAGGTGGTGCTGGTCGTTGTAGAAGTTGTTGTTGCTGTGAGCTCTTCTGCGCGGTCCTCAAGTTGTTGGGGTGTCAACATCCCGAGCGTTACCGTGGAGGGCACAGACGGAACCTGAAGGGTCACTGTGGTCTCTTGAACGCCAGTGATCGCCCAAAGTGCGCACAGTCCATAGGTGCCGAATGCTAAAAATGCTAGTCGTTTAAGGTTCATTTAGGAGTCCTCTGATAAATCCGCAACTGATTTGCGGGTGCTGAAAAAGCCTTCAAATATCGGGTTTTCTTGCATGATTTCACGGGCCATAAAAGCGCGATAATTGTTGTTGAATTTAAATTCGCTGGTGGGATCGTTGGTCGTTGCGTGTTGATATCGCAATACTTCGACAAGGGCCGCTATCCCGTAGTGGGTGTGCCCTTGGATGTGCAGCTTGTAGACCATCTGCAGTAGTGCGGGCATGACCCACGGGTTTGCCTCTTTAAAGGCTTCGTATTTGATCATCTCGGGTGTTTTCACGAGAACGTCAAAAAGGGATGGTTGCATTGCTTTCCTCCTGCGGTCGGGGTCCCGCTATCACGGGACGCACTTGGTTGTCAGTCATTTGACCGACTCCCAAACCGAATGTCAAGTCATTGAGCAAATATCTGGGCGAACGCGTCCTCAACTAGTTTGGGGTTGTCGGCCATAAGCGGCGAAATCTCTACATGAACCCAGTCGGCACCGGGTGTGCCACCGTTGCGTGAGATTGTCCATTTAAGCCAGTTGTCGCGTGAGGATCGGTATCCAGCGCCCCACTTGTCAGTCGGGAACGCTACGCCTGTCCCGTCGTAAGAATGGATTTCTTCAATGCCTAAAAGGTCGCGGTGTTGAAACAGGAATTCGACTAAGGCTTTGCGTTGGGCCTTGGTGCCTTTCAGGTCGGTGGCTCGCCATGTCGCGTGGACGGACAGCTGTGGGCCTGATCGCATCGGTCGGTTCGCGTAGATGCCAATGTTCTTTACACCAAACAAGTACTCGCAAAACTCCACGAATCGTTTTGTGCCGGCGCGCGGTGTTGGATGGTTGCCGTCGGTGCTACCTGTGTACGGTCTAATTGTCATGTTCTTTTTCCTTGTCCTTTAAGCCGTTGCTAGCAAGGATGCCAGATAGGGCACCTGTTAGAAACAGCATCATCGGTGAAAGTAACGACCATGCCGATTCGTCATTGGGCGAAACTTTGTCAATCGGCTGTACGACGAATAAAAGTCCGTAGATCAGAGAGGCAGTGCTGAGAACAAACGTCAGTGACAGTGTGATGCCGACGATCAAAATGAGTCGGGCCTTAATCTCAGAGTTTGTGTATTTCTTCATTGGTCACACCTTGTCGCTGTTGGTTTAGTTTCGCAGGTGTGTCGAGTGCGGTCGCTACACCCTGTAATGACAAACATAAGGACGACGGCGAGAGCTGCAATTACGGCAAGCGTTTTCATGGCATCGGCGGATCTGGTAGGTCGGCTTCGTTGCTTGGTGTCCATGTCGCCATGAAGTCACGCAACTCTTGACGGTACACAGCCCATTCTGCCGAATATTCAGGTGTCAAAGGGTTGTTAGGGATCTGTGTCCAATCAGAATTAGATAATTCGTATCTAATTACTGAACGACAGTTTTGTGTTTGTTCTTGAGCAGTATCTCCGCCAATGTAAACAATCATATTGGGCCCACATCCTCTACGCTAAGTATTGCAAACTTGACCGCTGAACGATTGGCGGAACCTGTCCCAGCATTGGTTTGCAATGTTGCAACTAGAACAGTAGAACCAGCCGAAAAAGTTGAATATCCAACAAGCAGACCGGTTTGTTGTTGTAAACCTGTGTTTTCTATAATTGCTTCCTGTTGGATTCCGCCAGTAACGTTTGTTAGCCGTACTCGCATGATCATTGCGGCGTTCGTAGATGAACCAAAGCCTGGTTCGTAATAGATAATTCGGTATAGACGGTTTGCTACTGCCGTAAACGCTGACCCAGTAATTTCTATTTCCTCAACCGTGATAGCCGAATCGGTCGCAGTGTTGGTGTTGTACGACATGATTCCACGAGGGAAACGGTTCTGTTGTGCTGCTGTCAGGACTGCACCCGACGAGAAGTCTGTGTTTGGGTTAACTGCCATAATTCTCCTTTTACCAGCCAAGTCGACTGGTGTCTAAAATACCTAAAGTAGTGCTGTTAAGTGTAAAAAACTGGTAGTACTGCAACGGCGACAAATTAAGCACATACTGTGTCGATTCAGGCGTAGCGTTAATTGAATATCCTTCAATGACGCAGGCCACTGTGGTTTCTGAACCGCCAGGTACCTGATATTTAAAGTTGATAGTGCGGTTAACACCACCAAAAATTTGTTGCATAAAAGCAGTTAACGCTGTCGCATTTTGTGATACATCATCAAAAGTGCATGTAAACCGCAACGAATACGGGTCATTAAAATTGTTAGAAATCCATTGGGCGTTACCTAATGCTTGCGTTTCGGTGGCGTCTACCGTTGAAGAACTGTAAAACGATTGACCATAAGACCCAACTGAAGCAGTGTTGGTGGCTGTTTGGGCTGTCAAACCAGCAGGGTTAGTTGTAGCCGTGTTTATGTACTGCACCCCGTTTTGTATGCGTTCAAACGAATTGTAAGCAATTTGGGTGGTTGAAGTAGTGCGCCCCAAAGTAACACTGCCTGGCGTATATGACTGCATAGCGTCACGGCTAATCGGGTAAAGGGTGTCAATTCGACTTACTAAATATCCTCGTTCTGTGTTGACCAAATAATTGTAATAGTTCAGCACTGAACCTGTGTAGGTGCTTGCTGAACATTGGGTGCTACTGGTAATAATTGCTACTTTCATTGAAGCCGGTAGCGGGCCACCGTAACCGTCACCGAAAATGTAGAACCCGTAACTGGTTGTAGCGGCGGCGATTGCTTTGGCGTTGGCGTTAATTTGACCTGAACGGTTTACCCAGTCTGAACAAACAATGGTTGCAGTATTTAAGCCTGTGTTGCCTGGGTAATCCTGAAATGTGATTTCACGAACCCAAAACCATTCGTAAAATTCGCTGTTGTCCGATTTGCTTTTAAGCACTATCGGGCTTTGGTAGTCAATAGTTGAAGCAAAGTTGCTTGAATTGTTGATAGTAAAAGTCAGTGAACCACCAGAATAGGTGTCAAGGTATTTAGTGCGGCCTTGGCTGATATTCATAGACAAAACTTTGTTTGTTATGTCCCTTCCTACGCTGTCAAAAATCCAACTGTTTTTCGGCATGGTTACATTGTCCGAACATTAAGTGGTATCGGGCCTGACTGGCGCACATACTGCTGTAAGGCTCTAACAATGCTGTTGGGGTCTCCGCCGTTGACATTGACAGTAATACCGCCACCGCCACCACCAAAACCCATACTGCCTAACTTCGACAACGGGATAACTGCTTCGGGTTCACGGCCTTCACCGATCATGGCAATCGTTGGGCCTGTCACGATGCCACCTTCAGCTAATCGAGGCAAACTTACTTCTGGGATAGTTCCAAAATTGACCCACGGCCCGGCTGCTTTGTCAATTCCGTCAAGGATCGTATTCAATCCTTTGATAGCAAAGTTCAAGCCCTTTTCCATTGCCGAAATGACAGCGTTAATAACACCCTTGAACGCTCCGCCAATACCGTCAAAAATCGCTTTCCCAAGATCTGCCAATTCAGCAAACCCTGTTTTGACTGCACCGAACACAAACTGGACAACGCCCCACCAAGCCATAAAGCCAGCCTTGAGTCCATCTATCGCTTTGCCAAAAATGTCAAACTTGACTTGTAACGCGACCAATGCAGCAATGATCGCAAGGATCACGACTGCACCTGTGGCGACCCACAGCGCCGAGAACGATGCCGTCAGTGCAGTGTTCAGGGCAAGGGTCACGGCTTGGATCGTATTGTAAATCGCAAGGCCTGCGTTAATACCAATGATTGCTAACGCAAACGTGCCAATTACGGCTCCAAGAATAACAATTAGTTTCGTGTTTTCTTGAGCAAATGTTGAAAACTGTAAAAGTGCTGGAAGCATTTTTTGAATTAGTGGTGCAACAGCTGCGCCGATGGACTCCTTAAACTCGCCCATCTGAATAGACAAGTTTTTCATTTGACCAGATGTTGTGTTTGCAGCAGTCGACGCTTGATTATTAAACGTGCCAGCCAAACGACCGAACACATCGTCAGCGTCAGCGCCCTCTTCAATTAACGAGGCGAGTGCTGGGTCTAGTTTTTTAAGTGCTGTGAAGTTGCCGTTGTAAGCCTTTGACAGCGCGTCAGAAACAGCGCCAAGATCCTTGCCAGTGCCCGCAGAGATGTCCAGCGCAAGAGTGAGCAGATTTTGGGCTTTGGCAACATCGCCAGTGCCACGAACCAGTTTGTCGAGTGCCGGGCGAAGTTCATCGTCGGCAACAGCGGCGGCTTTAGAAGTCTTGGTGATGAACTTTTCAACTGAGGCGATCTGGTCATCGGTTGCGTAGGTGACGTTCTTCAGAGTTAAACCAAGTTTTTCGGCTGCGGCTTCATCTTCGGCGAACGCTTTGACAGCATCAAAAGCGACAGCGCCAAGAGCTGCGATCGCGAGCCCTGCAGGGACCGCTGCTTTCTTGATTGCAAACGCTGCTTTTTGCCCGTTGGTTTCCAGTTTCTTAAAGTCGGCAATCGCTTTATCAATGCCCTTGGGATTCCACTCAGAAATGATTGGGAGGTTAATAGCCATCAGTTGAACTCTCTTTGTGCATCAACCATGAACTGGTCAATGATCGGCTTCAAAGCCCGCTCAGTTTCGGCGACCATCTGATCCACGTCTTTCCACATATAGCGCGACGGTTCGCCCTGAAGAGCTGACGCAAAATTAGGTCGGCGATACTTTGACTCTCGGCGCGACTTAGTGCCACCAGCACGGCCAGCCATGTCCGTGATCGCCACAGGGGCACCCTTAGTGACCACACGAACCACTGCGATCTGTTCAGCGCCAGCAGTCGCCGAACCCTTACGAGGCTTGCGAGTGTTCAACGAAATCTGCACCTTCTTGGCGTTCTTCCACCCGGTGCGACCGTTGTGATTCATCCCGCTTAACGGTGGTGTTGTTGGGATTCGACTGTTGATCAAATCCACCAAAGGCTGAGCCGCGACCTTCGTATCCTTGAGCAGAGTGCGACGGATAGCAGGGTTGATTTTCTGCATTTTCTTCAATGCGTCCTGCAGACCGTAAGTATCAAGTCTCACATCTGCAGCCATTAGGTTTTCTTTCTCTGCTCGTTGATGATCTGCACACAAGTTGCCAAATCGTCTGTCTCAAATGTTATTTGTGGAGGCCAGAACCCAGTCTCAACTAGCAGAGCTGCTAGCTGACGTCGGTGGCCTCCTGCGTAGGGACTGCGGTCTCAGTCTCCACAACTTCTAGATCTTCTAACTTTTTGACGAACTCATCAAATGAGACTGGGACCGGGTGACCTTGCTGTTTACTGGCTTCGTAAGCCATAAACGCTAGATCTTCCATCCCGATCCCACTGCTCAGATCTGATGCTCGTCGTTTAAATTTACGCTCCCACGAAATGATCACAAACAGGTTTGTGATTACTCGGTAAGTCTCACCATCGGTGAGTCGGACGCTAAGTGTTAATTTCATGGTTCTCCTAGTCGGGATTGGATCAGTTTACGAATTATGGCGTGACAATGTCGCGACCGTAGGTGCCACCCTTGAACACGGCCTCAACGACTGACAGTTCGCCGACAGTCGCGTTAATCGGCGTGACGGTCTCAAGGTAGCAACCAGTGAGCGTGTACTCAGGATTCGAAGCGGACTCGGTTGTTCCTGAAGGGCTGACAACAATGGTGGAGGCAACACCGAACAAACTGTTCAAGTAGGTTTCCACTTCAGTCGTTCCGTAACCCTGAAACAAGGTCAAGGTCAATTCATTGCTGAACAACCCAGCCGTGAACGTGCGGGATGTCTGACCGAAGCTCGTATTTTCCAAAGCCTCGGCGGTCAAAGTCAATACCGCTGCAGAACAGTTGCTGGTGAGCGCGATTGCTGACGGGCTGGTGACATTGACGGTGGGGTTTGATAGGTAAGTTGTGGGCATTGTTTTGTCCTTTATCTGCGGCTTGAGCCGATTCTAATTGTGAGGTCGTAAGCGGGTAGATCTTGCGATCCGATCTGAGCAAGTGAGGGCCGTCCAGATACAACTGCAAGAGTGGAGTTCATGAGCGTGTCAACGACTCCGAGTATGTAGTCCGTAGTGTCGCTGTTGCCGGGTGGCGCGCCCAACACTCTGAGGTCAATCGTGATGTCCGCTGTTTGGTTATTGAACGCAGTGAAAACAGGAAGCTCAATAAATACAGTAAGCGGTCGAGCGTTGCGAGGATCAGTGACAGGCTTAAGCCCGAGAGCCGTGATCGTTGCTGAGACAGCATCAATCGCGTCCGTGAAGATGCCCGCCATTTCATGCACACTGCGATCGTTTAATGCCGAGCAACTGGTTAACTCGACCCAAGGTCATAAGCGGTGGTCCTGTCATGTCACCAAACGACGCGTATGAGTCGCCAGTGGTCCCGCGTTCACGGTAAAGCCCTGCGGCGTAAAGCGTGGTTCCTAACAGCACTGAACTGTCAGGGACGGTCGTGAGACTGTCGTGGTAACCAGCCTGCACGCGACGCCTGAAACACCAAGCGTTTGCAGCTGCGACACAAGTCGTTAGAAAAGCGGTGTCATTTGCCGTGGCCGACGAGATCCCAAGAAACTCAATTACTGGTGCAGTTGATGACAACCATGTGCAACTCAAATTCCATGTCAAAGTTCCAAACGGGTCGGCAGCGGATCGTTCTAGATCGTCGCCAACATCTTGAAACATCAACTGGTTGACAATGATTTCGTTTTCGTTGTAAAGCAGGTCGCCTGCTTCGTTAACGCCAGCGAACAAGTTGACCGGTACAGCGATAACAATGTGCGTGCCGTTGAGACTGTGACCGAGTCCTGTCAGTGTGATTGTCTGGCCGACTGTGATGTCGGTTGCTTCGAGGGTCTGCACCACAGCAACATCGTCTAGACGCTGGTGGTGCGTCACGCTAAATGTGGCCATGGTGCAGTCTCTCTACTTAGTCAGTCGGCTCAGGCGAACGTGAACTTGACGAACTTGGAGCTGTCAATCATCAAGGCGGCGAAGTAGCCACGGAACGCAATGGTGCGGCTCAAGGTGGACGGGTTGTCCAACGAGATTGCACCCTTCTGCTGTTCAAACAGTTCGTAACCAGATGCGTCGCCGACAATACAAGTTGCGCTTGCAAAGTTGCGGTCAACAACAACTTGCAGACCGAAAGCGTTACCGTTGACCTGACCGGGTGCAAGATTACCAAATGCGTTCATTGGGCCAATCTGTGGAAATAACGGACGCTTGCTCGAATCCGACAAAGAAATGAGATCCTGCCAAATTCCAGGAGCCACAAATAAGTGAGTCGGCAAGTTGCCATTTGACGAAGTGAGAATTGTTGCTGCAGCTTCAGCAATTTCAGCGGCCCAAACTTCAGGCTTGCCAGTGTCGGCAGCAGCAAAAGCTTGCGTGGTTGTTGCGCCAGCGACCAAAGTGTCGGCTGCGTAGTTGTCGGTTGCGTTTGCGTAGATACGGCCCATGTCGTCAAGCAAGATTGACAAGATTGCGGGATCGGTCCAATCAAGATCGGCTTCGGAGATGTTGACATAGCCACCGAAAATTTGCTTGGTGACCTGATTCGAACTCACCACGAAAGTGCCTGACTGGTTGCTCATTTCGGCAAGGCTTGCACCAATGCTCGTGTGAGTCGTGACCTCGGGACGAATAAAGATCTTGCCTCCACCCGGCATGGACTTGGCACCAACTGCATCAACAACTGGACGACGGCCGATGAAGTTGTTGTAGACAGGTCCAAGGATTGGGGTTGGGAGTACACCGGGTGTGTCGGTGGTGACCACGTCGGGAGCTGCGGCGCGAAGTGCTTCGTGCATACGTTCCCAAGCAGTTCCGCCAGCAATGGCAGCACTCAAGTATTCGACAGCGGTCGGCAATTTTGCGTCACGCTTAACGGCGGTTGCATAGATGGGTTGAGTCGCAAC